TTAACGGTGCTGAAGACGGATCTACAGATCGCGGTCAACACGCAGGACACCTTCCTCACAAGTCTGATCGAGCAGGCCACGGCTGCCGTCACCACCGAAGGGATGACCGTGCACGACACGGTCCAGGACGGGATGATCGTCGAGCAGTACGCCGCCTTCCTCTGGCGCAAGAGGCGGGAGGACTCGGTGGCCATGCCTCGCTATCTGCGCTGGATGCTGAACAACCGGATCATGGCCGAAAAGATGGGCCACGACTTCTCGTGAACGGAGGAACCGAGCACCAATGGAAACGGAAGTGACTCTAATCGGGACGACCTACACGACGGACAGCATCGGGCAGCAGATCGCAACGCCAACCCGAACGACCGTGCCGGCGACGGTAACGAGCGCGACCCGCGGCGAGTGGGTCAGCGCCGGCCAGAACAACTACAGAGCGGACCTCGTGGCGACGACTCCGCTCGTTAACTACTCCGGCGAGAGGATCGCGGAGGTCGGAACCAGGCGGTATGCGATCTATCGAGTGTATCGCGACGAAGACACCGACCTGATCGAGCTCTATCTGCAGGAAGAGGGTGGCATCCGTGCCTGACATCCACTGCAGCGCCGAAGATCTCGGCCAGGCGATCGAGCTCCTGATCCGGGAGTACGGTGAGGACATCACCGAGACGACGGCGAAGGTTATCGCGGAGGCGGGTCAGATCGCCCTCGACAAGGTGACGGAGCTCTCACCCCGAAGAACCGGAGATTACGCGAAGAACTGGGTGCTCACGACGAACCAGAACGACGCGGAGGTGGCGATCACCGGGAAGAACGCGGGCTTCGCCCGAGTGTACAACCGGCGCTACCATCTGACGCACCTGCTCGAAAAAGGCCACGCCATGCGGCAGGGCGGACGGGCGAGAGCCATCCCACACATCGCGCCGGCGCAGGCCTACACGGAGCAGTGGCTCGACCGTGAGCTCGAGAGAAGATTGACGGAGGTGGACTGAGATGCTCTACGACACGCTGAGGAACTTCGGAGAGGCGCAGGGCATCCCGGTCGCCTATCGTGCATTTAAGGAGCCGACGGCTCCGCCTTTTATCGTTTACTATGAGGGCCCTTCTGACAACTTCGTGGCCGACAACCGGATCTACGTTAAAAAGCACATCTACACGGTGGAGCTTTACACGACAGACAAGATGCCGGCGCTGGAGGCAGCCCTGGAGGCAGCCCTCGACGGGTACATCTGGGAAAGCGATGAGACCTACGTCGACAGCGAACAGATGTACGAAAAGATCTACACACTGGAGGAATAAGACATGGCAGACAACAACAAGGTCCGCTTCGGTCTGAAAAACGTGCACTACGCGAAGCGCACCGTCAGCGCCGGCGCCGTCACCTACGGCACGCCCGTGGCGATCCCCGGCGCGGTCAACCTCGACCTGAGCCCGGAAGGCTCCACGGATCCGTTCTACGCGGACAACGTGACCTACTACGTCGCCCAGGCCAACAACGGTTACAGCGGCAGCCTGGAGGTGGCGAAGATCCCGCAGGCGATGCTGACCGACATCTGGGGCTTCACTTCGGCGAACGACGTCCTGACCGAGAACGCGGACACCGAGCCGAGCTCCTTCGCGCTGGCCTTCCAGATCGACGGAGACGCGACCGACCAGTACCATCTGCTCTACAACGTGAGCGCCGCCCGTCCAAACATCGGCAGCGCCACGATCGAAGCGAGCAAGACGCCGCAGACGCAGACGGTGGACATCACCGCGATCGCGGATGAGTCCGGCAACGTCCGCTCCGTGGGCGACGCGGACGGAACCATCGCCACCTGGATGACGGGGCTCCTGACGTAAGGACATGGAGAAGATCATCAAGATCTCCGGAAGAGAAGTGGGGTTCAGGGCTTCGGCTCTGACCCCGAAGCTCTACCGGATAGAGACGGGGAGAGACTTGCTGGTGGATCTCGCCAAGATGAGCGACGCGATCAAGACCGGGAGCGGGAGCGTGGGAACGATCTCCACCCTGGACGACTTCGCGTACATCCTCGCGAGATCGTATGCCAAGACGCACGGACTCGAGATCGAGCCGACGGCGGACGAATGGCTCGACCAGTTTGAGCTGGCTGACATCTACATGATCTATCCGGAGCTCGTGCAGCTCTGGGCAGACGACGCACAGACGACATCAACACCGCAAAAAAAAACACGCGGGAAACGATAAGACCAATGACCGGGGCGCTTTTTATGCTCCGGGCGAAGGAACTGGGACTCTCTGACGCGGATCTGGCCGACATGACAATGGGCATGGTCTACGACCTCGCCATTGAAAAGGCGAACGACGCGGAGGAGTATCCCTACAAGGCGACGGCTGACGACATCAACAGCTTCTTCGGGGGAGGGTAACAATGGCAGGCAAAATCAAGGGCATCACCATCGAGCTCAATGCGAACGCGACCAAGCTCGACAAGGCCCTGAAGGACGTCAACAAGGCGTCGAAGACCACCCAGGACAACCTGAAGGCGGTCGATAAGGCGCTGAAGTTCGATCCCACGAACACGGAGCTCCTGACCCAGAAGCAGCGCCTCCTGGCGGAAGCCGTGGACGAAGCGGGGAAAAAGGTCGACCTCCTGAAGCAGAAGCAGAAGGAAATGGCCGACGCGGTCGCTGCCGGCACGGCATCCCAGACCGAGTACGACACGCTCACCCGGAAGCTCCAGGCGGCGGAGGGACAGCTCGACAAGGCCAAGACGGCGGCGGAGAATTTCAACGTCCCCGTCGAGAAGATGAAAGGCTATCTCGACAAGGCCTCCGGAGCGCTCGACTCCGCTGCGGAAAAAACCAAGAAATACAGCGCGGCAGCCGCCGGAGTGGTCGCAGGCCTCGCCGGGCTGGCCATCAAGGCCGGCCAGACGGCGGACGAACTGAACACTCTCTCCGCACAGACGGGCATCAACACCGAGACGCTGCAGGAACTGCAGTATGCCTCCGGTCTGGTCGACGTCGAGGTGAGCACGATCACCGGATCGCTCAAAAAGCTGACGAGCCAGATGAAAAAGGCGAAGGACGGCAACAAGGGCACCGCCGAAGCCTTCGAGAAGCTCGGCGTGAAGGTGACCGACGCCAACGGAAACCTCCGCGACAACGAGGACGTCTTCTATGACGTTCTGGAGGCGCTGAGCAAGGTCGAGAATGAGACCGACCGCGACGCAGCGGCGATGGAGCTCTTCGGAAAGTCTGCGAGCGATCTGAACCCGATCATCCAGGACGGCGGCAAGCAGCTGAAGGAACTCGGGAAAGAAGCGAAGGACGCCGGGCTGATCATGAGTCAGGATGCCCTCGACGGAGCAAACCGGTTCAACGACGCCCTCGACAAGCTGAAGGCCACGGCGGAAGCATCCTTCAACAAGGTCGGCGGTGAGCTTGCGGAAGCGCTGATCCCGGTCGCAGAGGAGCTCGGCGAATGGATCGGCAAGATCCTGGAGTGGATCCGGGGCCTCGGCGCCGACAACCTCCTCTCGATCCTGAAGATCGGCGTGATCATCGCGGCGGTGAGCCCGGTGCTTGACCTCCTCGGCAAGATCTCCGGCGGCATGACGCTGATCCTGCAGCACCCGCTGATCGCAGCGGCGGCAGGAATCGCGGCACTGATCGGCGGGATCGCGATCGCAGCATCGCAGGCGACCTATGAGCAGAACATCTACATGGACGCCGCGATGGAGTTCGGGTCGAAGATCGGCGAGACCATCCAGAAGATCCGGGACTATAAGCAGGCGGTCGACGACAACGCCCAGGCGAGCAAGGATGCCTCCGGCAAGGTTAACGATCTGTATACCAGCTATTACAAACTCTGGGACCGCCTGGACAAGATCACCGACGCGCAGGGAAACGTCATCAAGGGCTACGAGCAAGAGGCGATGTACATCAAGGACACCCTCGAAGACGCTCTCGGCATCCACATCCAGCTGGTCAAGGGCCAGATCACGAACTACGACGAGCTGAAAAAGATGATCGACAAGGTCATCGAGCGTAAGCGTGCCGAAGCCATCCTGAACGCGAACGAAGCAGCCTACGCCCAGGCGTACGAGGATCGGAAGAAGCTGACCGATGCCGTGACCGAGGCGGAGGAAAGGCACCGGCAGGCCGCCTTCGAGCTCCAGAAGCAATATGAATGGCTCAACCAGATCGACCATCAGCGGAAAAAGCTGATGGAAGAAGAGAAGCGGGTCATGGAGGACGGCACGCTGACCGTCGGAGAACGGCAGGCCGCCTACGATAGGATCGACGCCCAGCTGAACGAGCTCGACGAGAAAGAGCAGCAGATCATGGCGACCAACATCGCCCTGACGCAGACCGAGGCAGAGATGAGGGCCGCCCTCGATGATGCCCACGCAGCGTGGGAAAAGAACGAAAGCATCCTGCACAACTACGAAGATCTGAGCGTGGCCGTCACGACCGGCACGGGCGACGTCAACCAGGCGATCGACAACCTGGTCAACGGTGTGACCAACCTGAACGGCCTCCTCGACACCGCGCAGACGAACTTCTTCCGGTCGTTCGAAACGATGGGCAAGCAGGCCGGCAAGGGACTTGAGAAGGGCATCCGCTCCTCCATCACCGACGCAGAGGCAGCGGCCCGAGATCTCGGAAACCGCGTCCAGCGCGGAGTGGAGCAGGCGCTTCTGATCTCCTCGCCGTCAAAAGTAATGGCGAAAGACGGACGGTTCACGGTCGAAGGCTTCGCCCAGGGAATCGTCAAGAACCTGAATATGGTCGACCGAGCGGCGGCAGCGATGACCGACAGCGTGATGGGGCAGGCCGGCGTGGCCTCGACCTCCGAAGGCGCCCAGGTGATGGCCGCCGGAACCGGGAGACAGCCGATCATCGTCAATATGACCCAGCCGATCTACCTCGGCGGGAAGACGGTCGGGAATGCGGTCACGGAATCCGTGATCGAGAACATCACCGCCCAGCAAGGGCTGCAGGCGGCCTTCGTGGGGGTGTAGAAATGGCATTAAATAGCTACTCCGTGACGTTCGCGGGCGTCAACTGCACGACGCTCGGCCTCTATCCGGTACGCCGTCCCGCGATGCCGACGCCGGCCCGGAGGGCGACGAAAGTCACCATCCCCGGGAGAGACGGCGACCTCTACGTGGAGGACGGAGCGATCGAGGACATCCAGATCCAGATCACCTTCGACTTCCACACCGCACCGAATGAGTGGGGGAACACCTTCCGGGCGCTGAAAGCCTGGGCGGCGAGCCGGACCGCGTGGAACTACACCAAGATCGTGGCGCTCCGCTTTTCAGATGATCCGGAGTACTTCTACAGCGTCAAGCGGACGGTCGTCAACACCACCGAGCGGGTGGCCCGGCAGATCGGCCAGGCTACGGTGACGTTCATTTGCGACGGCTGGAGCTATCTCTACTCCGGCAGCTATCAGGTGCCGATCAGCGGCACGACCGTGACGCTCACCAACCCGACGAGCGAGACGGCCTATCCGGTGATCCTGATGGTCGCACCGAACGCGACGACCTTCACGGTGACCAGACCGGACAGCTCGACGCAGATGTTCACCTTTACCGGCTCGCCCTACGCGACGGTGATCGACGCCGGGAGGCAGACGATCTACCACAACGCCAACGGTGACAGCATCCTCAACCGGACGACCGGAGACTTCGGTGCGTTCGCGCTGCTTCCGGGGACGACGACGATCAGCCTGGACGTGGCTCCGACGTCGCTGGTGGTCTATCCCTTATGGAGGGTACAATGATCCAGCTATACAAGGCAAGCACGGCCCCGGCGGTCCTTCAGGGGCTGACCCGTAACGGCGACCGGGTTCTTCACCCGGTGAGCTGCCTCCATCATCTGGTGCTCAACGGCACGTGGGAGCTGACGATGACGCTCCCGCTTGACGGCAGCCAGACGGAGGTGGAGGTCGGGGCGACGATCAGAGCGCCGGGCCACAACGGCACCGATCAGCTCTTCCGGATCTTCGAGGTGACGCCGTCCCTCTCCGGAGTGGAGGTGCGGGCCTTCCCGATCTTTATGCAGGCGGCGCAGGATGTGTTTTTGAACGACGTCCGCCCGACCAACCAGACCGGGCAGGGGGCGCTGAACTGGATGATCCAGAACGCGGTCAACAGTGGGAGCGGCTACACCTACACGGCGACATCCAACATCACGACGACCAACTCGGCGACCTACATCCGGAAGAACCTGATCGAGGCGATCCAGGGCGAGGATGAGAACACCTTCCTCAACCGGTGGGGCGGCGAGGTCTACTATTCCAATTTTTCGATCGACATCCGGACACGGCAGGGAGCGGACCGCGGAATGGTCTGCCGGTACGGCTACAACATGACCGGCTGCGCGATGAAGGTCAACAGCGAAGCCGTGATCACCCGGATCGTGCCGGTGGCTTTCAACGGACGGACGCTTCCGCAGATCTTCGTGGACTCTCCGCTGATCCAGAACTATCCCTTCGTCAGGACTCAGGTCGTCACCTACGACGACATGAAGCTGACGGCGGATCTGATGAACGGCGAAGAGGCCGAGGCCTACGACACCGAGGCGGAGCTCTACACCGCGATGATCGCAAGAGCGGAGCGGGAGTTCTCCACCTACCACGTCGACCTCCCGGCGATCTCCTACGACATAAGCCTCGCGCAGCTGGAGCAAACGACCGAGTATGCGGGCATCCGCGGCCTGACGACGGCCTACCTCGGCGACACCATCCACTGCTACAACGAGCGTCTCGGGATCGAGACGGAGGCCCGGGTGGTCGAGATCTACTGGGACTGCATCCTGCAGCGCGTCGACCGGGTGATCCTGGGCGACTACCGGAGCGACTACTTCTCCCGGCTGAGCAAGGCCACGCGGACGATCGGAGCCGTCACGGATGCCGGCACGCAGACGGTCAAGGCGGAGCGGATCGCAGGCATCATCAACGCGATGATGACGCAGCTGCGTCTGCAGAACACCGCGGCGGAGAGATCCGACGTCCGGGCGATCCTCTTCGAGGACACGGATCCGGCCTCGCCTCTGTACGGCGCGATGAGCATCGGCACCCAGGGCTTCCAGATCGCGAACACCCGCCTCACAGACGGGAGCGACTGGGACTGGAAGACGTTCGGCACGGCTGCCGGCTTTTCGGCGGAGTACATCATCACCGGCGTGCTGGCCTCCCAGAACTACGACGGCACCCAGGGCGTGAAGCTCGACCTGAACCGCGGGATCCTCTATGCCCCTCAATTTACCATCGGCACCACGCAGGTGTCGGGCCTGAGCGATATCACCGGCACCGTGAACGAGCTGCAGGGAGATCTGGGCGACCTTTCCGACCATTTCACAACCGGGAACTGGGGCAGCAACCAGGACTTCGGCGCGGCGGTGGTCGTTGACAGCAACATGGTCCTGATCACCGGCAAGGCGGTCTCCCTGATCCAAAACGGGAACGTGGACACCCCGGTGGCCGTCCTGAACCAGGAAAAGCTGGAAGTGACGCACGGCGTCTTTAAGGACGACATGACCATCGGCCATTTCAAGTGGATCCCGCGAACCAACGGGAACCTCTCGGTCGTATACGTAGGAGGATAAGATGGCATACATTAACCCGAGCACCTACCCGAGCAGCTTCGGGCGGGCGGTCCGTCTCTACTACGAGGAGCGAAACGTCAACACAGCGGCGAACACGAGCGACATCTACTGGGAGCTGCAGGGCTATAACAAGACGGAGGACACGACGGGCTGGTACTACGCCGGCCCCTTCAACGTCACCATCAACGGGACGAAGGTAGTCAACAATCTATACCCGAGCGGCTCCAGGATCCAGCTCCGGAGCGACACGGTCGTGGCCAAGGGAACGCTGGCGAACGTCGCGCACAACTCCGACGGCTCGATGAGCGTGGAGGCATCTTTCTCCTGCGAATATATCAACGACGCCTCGAACAAGGCCTCCGGCTCCGGCACGATCACCCTGACGACCATCCCGAGGGTGTCGACGCTCGCGGCGCAGGATGGCGTCTTCGGGCAGGCGTGGATGTATACGGTGACACAGTACTCCCCGACCTTCTTCGACACGATCACGGTCACGATCGGCAGCCACAGCTACAGAAACACCGTCAGCGGAGGCGGTATTCTGAACGCTATCGTCCCGGCATCCGAGACAAGGAGCTGGGCTGACAGTGCCCCGAACTCTGACAGCGCAACGGCAACGATCACGATCCAGACGACCGTCGGAGACCCGTCCCAAGGTGGCGTGCAGTTCATCGGGACAAGCACCCAGACGGTCACTTTCTCCGTGCCGACGAGCTGGGCACCTACCTTCCCGGTCCCGACAAGGGCGACCGGCGTCAACACTTTCGACGGGCTGACGCTGCAGAACCTGAGCTCGGCGCAGATCAGGATCCTGGCGACGGCCACCACCGGCGCGAGCCTGACGAGCATCAAGATCACCGGCCCGGGCATCAACCAGACTGTGGAAAACCCGTCGACGCTCACGACCGTCACGACGGGCCTGCTCACTCAATCCGGAGACCTGACGTGGACGATCACCGCGACCGACTCCCGAGGCCGGCAGGGCACCTGGAAGTCGCAGGCGCTGACGGTCACGCGATACCGTCTCCCAACGGGGACGCTGACGGTGCACCGGTGCGACGCGAACGGAACGGCGAACGACCTCGGCGCCTATATGACCGCGACCCTGACGGCGACGATCGACACTTCGATCAGCGGCAACGAGGGCGCGGCGGAAGTCAAGCTCGGGAGCACTTCGATCGGATCGACCTCCGGAGAGACGGCAGCGTTCACACTGACGACCTCTCCGAGCGCAGCGAGCACGACGAGCACCTACACGGTGAGCGCGACCGTGACGGACTCTGCCGGCGGCAGCGTGACCATAACGACCAGGCTCTCCACGGCGCAGGTCCTGATGGACTTCAAAGCCGGAGGAGACGGCGTGGCCTTCGGAGGATCCGCGACGGAGAGCAACGTCGTGGCCATCAAGGGCGGGTGGAAACTCAAGATCGACACGCCCCTCGAGGTGGCCTACGGCGGCACCGGCGCGAGCGGCGTCACGCAGACCACCTGGTCGTCGGATATGACCGTCAAATACTCCGACGGGACCTCCCCGACCGTCGACGGAAAAAACGCCAAGATGGACAAGTTCGGGCCGCTCGTCCACCTTTACGGCTACTTCAGGATCACCAACCTCGGGACAACCGGGAGCAAAAACCTCGTGATCGGCGGCCTTCCGGTAACGATCCGTGTCCCGCTCTCCGGCACCGGCACGCCGTTCTTCATGGCGGCGGCACCGTCGGACGGGATCCCGCTGATCGTCCAGGTGACATCCGGCGGGCAGAGTCTGACGGTGATCAGAGGCCCGCAGGCGGGGAACAGCCGGGCGACACTGGTGACTGGCTGGTGCTCGTTCGATCTTTGGGGACTGGAGGCGTAAAGGATGGACTTTTGGAGTATCATCGGCACGATCATCGCGGCGGCAGGAATCCCGTCGGCGATCTTCGGCCTATTCATCGGGCGGCTGAACAAAAAGCTCGACCGGCAGGAGAAGCGGCGGGAAGAGCGGGAGCAGGCCCGGCTGAAGAATCAGATCATCCAGATGGAGCTGATCGCGGCGTCCCTCTCGCTGGGAGAGGCGACGGCGGAAGCGGTCCAACGGATCCCGGACGCCCACTGTAACGGCGATATGCACGCGGCCCTCGACTATGCGAAAGGGGTCAAAGCTAAGGACCGCGACTTCGA